GAGCCTCAAGAAGAACGTGGTGCCGGTGCAGGACATCGGTGGTGTCGGCGGCGGCATCGATGACGACACGTTCGAGTCGGAGTTCGCCGGGCTGTACCCGCCTGGCACCTTCAAGCGGGGCGGCCAGTAAGTCATGGCCGACTACACGCCGGTCAATGTGCCGGGAAAGATCTGGACGAGCACCGCGTCCGCTGCCATCACGGGCGGTGACATCCTCGTGGTGTCAGGGTCGGGGACGGTAGCGAAGGCGGCGGCTATCGCGGCCACGAACTTTGTGGGCGTGGCCGCTGACGACACCGCCATCAACGGGCGGGTGACGGTGTACGGGCGCGGCATCGTCCACGAGTCGCTCGCTGACGGGACGGTGACGGCCGGAGATCAGGTTGGCTCCACGTCCACCGCTGGCCGTCAGGTCAAGACGATCGTGCCGAGCGCGGCTGACCTGGGTGCTACGTACGTGCAGGCGACCGTGAACACGGCGGTCAACGGCGCGATCACTGCCGCGCGTGGTGTCGTGGGCATCGCGATCACAACTGCCTCGGACAACGCCAAGGTCCGCTGGATAGAGATCTAGGGAGGCACCAATGGGCGACTACACGCCGGTCAACACCGACAACGGGCCATTCACGCTCACCGCGTCAGGAACGATCGTCGGCGGGACGCTGGTCACTAGCTCGGGCAACGGCACCTGTGCCGCGTCCACGACGGGCGATCACTCGATCGGGGTGGCTGAGCACGACGCGGTGAGCGGCGGCCGGGTGAGCGTCTTCCCGCTGGACGGCTACCAGCACGAGGTGTTGATCCAGAACACGATCGTCATCGCGGCGGGTGCGCCGATCATCGCGGGCACGACCGGGTTCGTTAACACGGGCACGCTGGCGACGGTGGCGGCTGCGGGAACGCTGCTCGGCATCTGCACCAAGGGCGGCACCGGAGACGGCACCACCGTCAAGGCCAGGTTCATCGGCGTCGCGTAAGCGGCGTTGAGAAACAAGGGGATAGCCCGACAGGGCAGAAAAGGAGTACACGATGCCAGGTTCGTACCCCGCATCGCCGCCCACCCTATCGGGCGACCTTGAGACCATCAGCAGGTTCCTTCAGTCTCCGACGCAGCTACGGCGGCGGCTGCGGGACTTCCATGACCTGCGGTTCGTCTCCGACCAGATCCTCACGCAGCGGTTCCGCACCTCGGGTGGGGCGGCGCTGTACGAGCAGTCGGAGCCGTTCGTCACTGACCGTTCGGTTGAGGCTGTCGGCGCGGGCGCTGAGTACCCGATGGCGAACATGCCGACCGGGACGGCGGGTATCGCGGCGGTCAGCAAGTGGGGCCAGAAGGTCCGGGTGACGGACGAGGAAATCGCCCGGAACGTGTACGCCGGTCAGACGGTGGACCGGGCGCTCCGCAAGGTGGTCAACTCGATCATCCAGCAGGTTGACTCGGTGACGATGAGCGCCATCCAGTCGATCATCTCCGGTTCGCTGGCGACGCTGAGCCTCGCGGCGACCGGCACTGCCGGTTCGGCGTGGACCAGCGGCACGCCCGTGATGCTGCGGGACATCCTGCTCGCCAAGGCGAAGGTGTTCGGCCGGAACCTCGGTTACAAGCCGGACACGCTGCTGGTGAACGACAGCGAGTATGCCTACATGATGTCGGACACGGCCATCACGAACGCGCTGCGCCGTGAGACCACCGACAACCCCGTTTACACGGGCATGATCGAGGTCATCGCGGGGCTGACGATCGTGGTCGCCGGTTCCAACTCGCTCGGCTCCACGGACTCCACCCACGGCGGGCCGGTCATCCTTGACTCGACGCAGCTCGGCGGGATGGCCGACGAGCAGGACGCGGCACCGGGTTACGCGGTGAGCGACCTGGCGACGGAAGTCAAGTCGATCCGGCTTGACGCCAACGACGCCTGGGACCTTCAGGGACGCCGCAAGACTGTCCCGATCGTTCAGGAGACCGGTGCGATGTGCCAGATCACGGGCACCGGCCTGTAGGAGGAAGGTTCGGCTCATGGCCAACAGCAGCAAAAGGTACGTGATCGTCGCACCGTACGTGCTGGCGCGGACGATGACAGCGGACGGCCCGCGCGTGCTCGGCCTGCACCGTGGCGCTCCGGTTCCCCCGGACGTGTCTCAGGAGTGGATCGACGGGCACCTCCACACGCACATGATCGTGGCGGTGGATGACCCGGCAACAGCGGGGGCGGCGGACGTGACCCCGATTGAGGCGCAGGAGGCAACGTCGGTGGGTGTCAACCCGAACGTGATCGCTGCGGCTCGGGTGACGGCACCGCAGCGTCCTCGTGCGCAGCCGGTGAGCGCGGAGCTGACGGAGAAGGGCGCTGGCACCGACAAGGCTGGCGTCACCCCGGTTGCCACGCCGCGCGGGGCGAGCTCCACCGGCACGGCCAAGAAGTAGCAGGGAAGGGAGGGAACGTGTCTGGCGAACCGTGGGCACCAGGCGTGGCCGACGTGGCGAGGCACGTTCCCACGCGAACCAGGGACAGTAAGTCGCCGGGGTCTGACCGGCTGCTGGGGACGTTCAACGCGAACACGACGCCGAACGACTCTGTTGTGCAGCAGATGATCGATGACACGGTGGCGAGCCTTGAGGCTCAGGTGGGCGACATGGTGGGGGTCACCACGACGTTCCCTGATGCGGCAACGGCTATCCGGGTGTACGTGGAATGGCGTGTTGCCGCTGACATTGAGCTGGCGTACCCGAACAGGGACGCTGACATTCAGGTGGCGACGGCTCTGGCTGCTCGTGCTCAGGCTCAGTTCAGCCTGGTGCTCGCGGCGCTGACGGTGGCGGATATCGGTGCCACCGCGACGTTCCCGGCGGGGAACTTCCCCATGGCACCTGCCTACGCGGACCAGTCCCCGGGGTCGGGTGCTGAGTTCGTGCTTGGGCGGTTCGTGTTCCCCGGAGGGTGGCCGTTCACCGATGAGTGACTACGTGGTGGTGTGGAATGACGTGGCGCTGAACGGGCTCCCGGCTAGCGACCCTGCGTTCATGGCTGCTATGGACCGGGCTGCGGCGGGGGCCTTGCAGACGATGAAGTTCCTGACGCCGGTCTCGCCTGTGGGGCCGTTGCACCGTTCAGGGAACCTGCGCAGCTCAGAGCACGCGTTCCGTCAGCCGAACGGCGACATCCACGTTGGCCCTACGGCTGATTACGGCCGGTACGTCAACGACGGTACTGAGCCGCATGTCATCGAGTCGCACGGGCCTTGGCCGCTGCGGAACCGGGAGACCGGGCAGGTGTTCGGGCGGGTGGTTCACCACCCTGGCACGAAGCCGGTCCTGTTCGTGGAGCGGACTGCTGAGAGCATGAACGGTCAGGTGTTTCATGCGTAGGCTCAATCTCGCGGCACGGAGAGCAACGGAGAAGCCCGAACGGCTCGTCCCCTACCCGTTTACCAGGGCTGGGGCTGTCGTGGCGTCTCCGTTGATTTCAGTTACCCGGCTGGGGGTGCTCAGATGGCCATAGCAGCTCAGGACGCTATCAGGGCATGGATTAATGCGCGGGCCGATCTCGTTGGGGAGGGGCTGCCTCTGAACCGTGGGGCGTACCTGCGGGAGCAGCGCTCACCGGCTGACGGCGCGTACACGGTGCTGAGCCGTGGCTCTGAGGGTATCGGCAGCGTGGTCGCGGAGGGTGGCGACGGGATCGGGACGGCACGCATGCAGTTCCTCGTGTACGCCGGTACGGAGACTGCCTCTGAGGCTGCGGCTGCGGCTCTGCGTGAGGCGTTCGAGACGCTTCAGGGCTGCCCGGAGCCGTGCGGCAGTACCGGGGTGACGGTGCGGGTGGCGTACAACCACCTTGGGCCGATCCTGATCCCGGTCGCACCTGACGCGGGCGAGATCTACTGCCATCAGGTCAACGCAGACTTCCTGCTGACCGAAGCAATTTAAGGAGGCAAGGAATGACTGCATATGCGGTGATCGGCACGGCAAGCCGCGCAGCCGGAGTAGACCTGGCGGTGGCGCTGACGACCCCCACGGTGGGCTCGGTGGACACGTTCGCGCCGGGCAGTGACATCTTCCTGCGGCTGAAGTGCGGTGCGACCCCGACCACGGTCACTGTCGTGTGGCCGACCGCGCTGGACGTTTACGGCGTGGCGAAGGGGCCGTACACGCTGACGGGCGGTGCGCTCGTCGCCAGCAAGGACTACCTGGTGGGGCCGTTCCCGGCTGCCGAGTTCGCTGACCCGAGCGACGGCCAGGTTCACCTCAACTACGCGAACGTCACCACTGTCACGGCGGGCGTGTACCGCACGCCGGACAACTGAGGGGAGGGGTACGCATGGCAGGGAAGCAGGCAGCGTGGGCACCGCCTGCGTACTACGTG